AACGTCACCGGAGTGTCGGACCACTTTGGCAGGCCGCCTGCCAGCGTCATTCTTGATCGAGCGTCCTCTTCCTCGGCGGACAAATCCGCAAGGCAAGGCGCAGCCTCTGCGTCTGCTCGCTGCCCATCAGCGGACGCATCTCTTGGGCAATCTTTTGCTTGCTCACCTTGGCATATAACTCCGTGGTGGAGATAAAACGATGCCCCAACATCCGACTCACGGTCTCGATGGGCAAGCCGTTTTCTAAGCAGATGGTGGTTGCGAAAGTGTGACGCGCGGTGTGCGAACTGGCCTCGGTGTGCGGCGAGCAACCAGCCTTGACGAGCAGCTCGCGGATCTTTCGATTGAAGTGGCTGTTCACGGGAAACTCCCGAAACCATAGCCCCTCAGTACGCCCCTGCCCCACGTAGGCGAGTATCTCTTCGGTGATGGGAAGCAAGGGCACGATGCTGCCGTTTTGCGTCTTGGTGCGGCAGATGGAGAGGTATCGACGCCCGTCGCTGAGCGTGTAAACGTCTTCCATACGGAGCTTCTTGAGGTCGGAGAATGCTAGGCCGGTGAAGCAGCCCAAGAGGAAGATCAGCCGGACGTGGTTGTCCACGGAGCGATGCGGGCGATAAGCCAAGAGCCGTTGCAGGTCTTCGGCACTGAGGGCGTTGCGTTCGTAGGCCGGCGTCTCGATGTCGATCAGGTCGAACGGATCGTCCCGAAGCCCCGCCTCTAACATCGCCCGCCGGAAGACTTGATGCAGACGCCTCAGGTAGACGGCCACCGAACTCATCTTATAGCCCAAGTCGCGCAGCATGTAGAGACGATAGGCTTCTATCAGCGCCTTATCCACCTCGTGGGGCAAACAGCGCCGCAGCCCGCGCGTGTCAAGGAAGCGGACGAAGCTCTTGTAGCTGTCTCGAAAGCCCCGCGCTGTGGCCTTGCTTTTATGGGCCGCCTTCTCCTCACAAAGAGCCGAGTAAGTGTCGGCGAACGTCTGCCGCGGCTTGTCCTGAAGCAGGTATTGCTCCTTGAGGTACTCGGCCGTGATGTATCGCTCCTCCCGGAGCGTGCGCTCATAAGTGCATTTGAGTCGTTGCTCGATGGCACTCAGCGCCTGATTGACACCTTGCGCCACCGCGGATGTGGGGCCCACTCTCCCTTTTTTCGCCAGCCAATCATCGGGCGCGGTCTGTTGCCGGGTGGAGAACGAGGCCGTCCGGCCATTGCACGAGATGCGACAGCGAACGAGGCACAGCCCTTCGCCGCTCGGCTTGCTTCGGTCGATGTAGAAGAGGATCGAGAAGGTACTTTTCATTGAGTTTGTGGGGTATTAATTGGTTAGATGATAATGGGCGATCGCAGGGAGGATGCGTGCGACGTTCTTGAAGATGCGCTCTGGGGAGGTCTCGGCGTAGATCTGCGTCGTCTTGATCTCACTATGTCCTAACATCTTGGACACGCTCTCGATCGACACCCCTTCGGCGAGGGTCATTTGCGAGGCGAAGGTGTGGCGAGCCATGTGGAAGGTCAGTCGTTTCGGGATGTGGCAAAGCGCGGCGATCTTCTTGAGATGGATATTGACGGTATCGCAGCCGGGGATGGGAAGGAGGTAGCCCTCGGGCGGCTCATGGCGAAAGGCGCGAGTGTGGATGCCCCTGTACTGCTCGATGATCGCTGACGCCTCGGGCAGCAGGGGAATGTGGCACATCCGGCCCGTCCTCACGCGCGGCTTGCGGATCCAAGTCATTCCGCCCTCCTCGATCAGATGGTCACGCGTCAAGTGATAAATGTCCGTGTAAGAGAGGCCCGTGAAGCAGGAAAAGAGAAACATGTCTCGGGATACAAGCTCGTAACTCCCCAGCTGCGAATCGTCCAAGTCGATGATGCGCCGCAGCTCTTCCTTGGTGATGTAGCGCGGTGTGCCTATGTCCCATCGGATGGAGTAGCCCATGAAGGGATAGGTGTCGATGACACGCCTTTTGTATAAGTCTTTGAGGAGCGACGCCAGCACGGTGAGATAGCCGGCGGTGGTGTTGAGCTTGAAGGCTTTCTCCTGCGCGAAGTAGGCCTCGAGATCCTCGATAAAGGCCTTGTTCGCCTTGTGCACGGGGAAGTCGCTCACTCGGTAGCGATGCCGAAGGAAGGCTTCGAGATGCCCCCGAAAGACCCGGAGGAACTTATACCGGCGTTCGCTGCGATCCACCCCCACCCGCTCCCGAAAGCGAGCAAGGTATTCCTCCAAATGATAGAGCAAGCCTTGGCTGTCGCTCCGAAGTCCGAAGACGAGGGCCTTGACCTCCTCGGCGGTTACAGCCTCGCCTCCCTTCTTCCGTAAGTCCTCATAGGCTCGGCAGACGCTGACTTGTAGGCTGTCCAGCTCGGCGTTTACGGCCACCGCCTCGGCACTTTTCCCGACGAGCCTGTGCTTACGACTGTCCCAAAGCGACGGCGAGCAGGCCGTCTTACAACTGAATTGTACCATCGTTCGCCCTACACTGAGGCGCGCCATAATCGGGCTTTTGCCCGCCTTGCTCTTTGCCCCCCGTTTGAGGTAAAAGAGCAGCTTCAACGTTTTTTCTTTCATCGTTTTGTTGCTTACAAAGTGGAACCTTAAAAGAGATACTTGTCGCTACGCAAAACACTGAATGCAAGAGAAAAAGCCTCGGTTTAGTTACCTCATTTTGCGTCCTCTTGCCGAAAGGCAAAAAGGGGAACGATTAGGTAACTGAACTCCCTCTTTGAAGCCCTTTTTTTCGCCTTTTTCCTCTGGTGCAAGCCTCGGCAGGAAGCGGCAAAAGTCGCTACCCATCAGCCCTCTCGCTCTTTCTCGCTTTCCTTGGCTCCCTACTCCCATACTTCCCCATAGAAGATTAGGAACGTGGAGTTTTTGAAAAAATCAGATGGAAGTAAGACACTCCACACTCATATCGATTTCCGGAAAGGCGGAGAGTTTGTCAATGACGCCGGTGAGCAGCAAAAGGCCTATGACACGGATGACAAGACTTGGCGCTACCTTAACTTTTTCCAGAATGAATGTTATCTCTATTGCCGTGTGTCGCGCATTATGATGTCGAATGGCAAATACAAAATGGAAGAAGTCCCGTGGGCTCGCCCGAAGCGCAGATTCACACTGCTTTTGAGCTGTATATGATGATGCTCGAGGAAAGCGAGATGCCCATGGCAGCGGTATCGAAGACGGCGCTAGGAGGCAGCTCTGCGTATTTGAGACATGTTTCATCACTGGTTTAAGAAATCACGAGCCGCGATCGACCTCTCTGACCTTCGCCGGATTGGAGTAGATAAGACCTCAAGCCGCAAAGGACACAAATGCATTACCCAATTTGTAGATCTTCCATCGCCTCATCTTTGCAACCAAAGGGATGGGTGAGAAGGCTTTTGACGAATTTGTCAAGGAACTATAGTCCTGAGGTGGTCGGAGGGAAAACATCCAGAGGTCATCAGCATGGACGTATCCGGCGCATTCATTGCCGGCTATTTTAAGCTTTTTCAGTCATGTCAGTTTTGTGTTCGATAAATTCCACATTGTAAGGTTGCTGAACAAGGTGCTTGACAATACCCGCAAGGCAGAAAAGAACGATAAGAAGCCGCTTAAGGGGGTATCGGTTAACGTTTCTTTGTCGCAAAGACAACCTTAGAAAGGAGACAAGCTGGAGGAGCTATAAAGTTGCTATTGACTAGCTCTGACCTCTGGGTAAAGCCCATCAGTATAAAGAGGGTTTCTTCGATGCATTTCATTGTCCAACAGCCGAATAGTTGATCGTCTATATTGAACAATGGAGTAAAGCAGTCATGGATATTTCGCTCATTTACATGAAGAGGTTTGTAGCCACCCTAAGGACCCATTGGTCAGTGATCATCACCAACTTCACATTTCCCAAGTGTCAACAACGGCACACATGAAGGTCTCAATCAAAAGGTTCAATTGTTAAAATGCTAGCCAGAGGATTTGCCAACACTTCAAATTTTATTGGCATGGCATACTTCCTTTGCGGGAAATTTAAATTCGACTACCCATACAATGCGTTATAGAGCCAATTATTTGTACTTTTGCCTTTGCCTGTTGCTTGATTTGATGTTTATTTTGATAATAAATAAAGCGGGTTCTGCGACAGAACAAAATCCTGAGCAGCTTTTGTTGCTTAGGCGCTAGCGCTAATGTTTAAGTTAAAACGCCGTATAGTTAAGGGTTGCTAAATAGAGTGTTGTTGTAGTATGCGGACTCTATTTTCTGACTTGTGAAAACGTTTTTATTTAATTAGCCTATCACAAAATAGGATACATTGTTGACATCTTGATTTGTAGTGGTTATTGCGATCTTGAATTCATAAGCGTTAAAAGAAACAGGTGCAAATATAGACATATGGAAGTTGATATGAGTGAAGCGCATGGCTGCATTTTTTAGAAT